AGGGTGATCCTTGTGCATTGGCTGAACGACGTGCGTCAACCTTCTCTAGGCGGAAGATCATTCTCACCTCCACGCCAACGGTAAAGGACACGAGCCGAATTGAGACAGAGTATTTGGCATCGGATCAACGTCGATATTTTGTCCCTTGTCCGCATTGCGATCACATGCAATGGCTGCAGTGGAAAAATCTGCAGTGGCGTGACGGTGATCCAAAGACTGCCGCGTATGTCTGCGAGGCTTGCGGGGCGCACATACCAGAGCATTTCAAGAGCGAAATGCTTCGCAAAGGTGAATGGCGAGCGACTGCAACGAGCCAAGATCCAAGAACCGTAGGATTCCATCTTTCTTCTTTATATTCACCTTTGGGGTGGAAAAGTTGGGAAGAAATTGTTTCCGAATTTTTACGTGCGAAGAACGACGCGCCGTTGCTCAAAACCTTTGTCAATACTGTCTTGGGCGAGACTTGGGAGGAAGAAACTGGGGCAAAACTTGGCGCTGACAGCCTTTCTGAGCGAGCCGAGTTCTACCCCGCCGGTGAAGTGCCCAAAGGTGCCAGCATTTTGACTGCTGGTGTTGACGTACAGGACAACCGCGTCGCGATTGGGCTTTATGCGTGGGGTGCTGGTGAGGAGTGCTGGCTGATCAGTCACACAGAGATTTACGGCGACCCAGCCGGACAAAAGTTGTGGGAACAAGTTGATGACCTCGTACTAAGGGATTACCCGCATGCCGAAGGCGGAAGACTCAAAGTTTCGGCAATTGGAGTGGATTCCGGCGGTCACTTCACAAGCGAAGTGTATGCGTATGCCAGAAGCCGAAAAGGTAAAGGAGTGTTTGCTTTGAAAGGACAATCGGTGCGGAACAAACCGCCTATTGGGAAGCCTTCCAAGGTGGATATTAACTACAAAGGGCAAGTTTTGAAAAATTCGGCTGAGGTATTCCCCGTTGGCACTGACACCATCAAGTCAACGCTGTTCGGTCGGTTGAAGCACAACGAGCCTGGCGCTGGCTACATCCACTTTCATGCCGAGGCTGGTCAGGAGTACTTCAAGCAAATCACTTCGGAACGCCAAATTGTCCGCTACGTCAAGGGTTTTGCGGTTCGCGAATGGAAGAAAAAAGCGGGTGATCGAAACGAGGCGCTCGATACATTCGTTTACAGCTATGCCGCGCTGCACTTCCTGTACATGCGGTTCAACCGGAACACGATCTTTGATCAATTTGAGCGTGGTATTGCCAATGCAGCAAAAAATGCCAATGCATTGCCGGAAAAGACGGACGAGCAAAAGCAGTCGCCATACCGCCCGCCTCAGCGTAGACTTCAAAGGCGAGCATCATCGTTTGTGACAAGCTGGTGAGCATTCTTGTCCCGAGTTTGATTTACGCAGGCGACACGGTCGTGTTCGACGTGCCCGCGTTCAAGGATGCAATTGGCACCAGCATCGATAGCGGCACTTACACCCTGACGTGGTATGCCCGGACGAATGTTGCAAGTGAAGGCGCGACGATTGTTGGCACTGCTGAAAGTACTGGTTGGCGGATAACGGTTCCCGCTGCAACGACCACCGGCTTTGACGCTGGCTTGTGGACTTGGCAGGCGATTGCCACCTACAGCACGCTGCAGTACACCGCTGGTCGCGGTCAGTTCACTGTCAAGGCGTCAGCCAAGTACACCAGCACGCCGGGCGCATTTGATGATCGCAGCCGCGCTGAGATTGACCTGTCTTACGTCGAAGCCGCGATTCGTACGCTGGCGCAAGGCGGCATGGTCCAGGAGTACAGCATCGGCGGTCGCAGCCTGCGTCGTTACAAGATGCAAGAACTGCTGCAATTGCGTGACGATCTCAAAAATGAGATTGCAATGGAGCGAAAGGCTGAGAAGATCCGTCAGGGTCTTGGTAATCCTGGTCTCGCCAAAGTGAGGTTCCGTTAATGGCAATCTTCGGCATCGGTCGTACCAACGCGCTGCGTAAGCAACTGGACGAAGCGCAGCAAAAGAATTCGTATCTCAAGCGTGCGTATGCCGCTGCGCAGAACAATCGGCTGACATCTGACTGGATCAGTCAAGCCACCTCTGCCGATAGCGAGATTCGCGGCAGCATTCGGATGTTGCGCAACCGCGCACGTCAACTGGTTCGGGATTCGGACTTCGCCAAGGCGTCGCTGCGTGCAGTCAAAAACAACGTGGTGGGCACCGGCATTCGGATGCAGGCTCAGGTACGGATGCAGCGTGGTGGACGCCTTGCTGATGACATCAACCGTCGGATCGAAGAGGAGTTTGATCGCTGGACAAGCGCCAAGCGCTGCCATTGCGGCGGCAAACTGAGCTGGTATGACATCCAACGGCTGAGCATTACCTCGATGCTGGAGTCGGGCGAGGTGTTCATTCGCCTTGTCAAACAGCCTTTCGGTGGCAGCAAAGTGCCCCTAGGACTGGAAATTATTGAATCTGATCTTCTTGATGATGACTACAACGCCATCGCGAACAACGGCAACGAGATTCGGATGGGCGTGGAGATTGACAAATGGGGGCGTCCTGTTGCCTATCACTTCTTTGATTACCACCCTGGTGATTATCAATTCAGCTACGCAAACAAAGCTGTTAAGAAGCGCATTCGCATACCGGCTGATGACATCATCCACCTGTATTTGATTGAGCGCCCCGGTCAGACACGTGGTGTTAGCGCGTTTGCTACGGCGATCATGCGACTTCGTAATTTGTCTGGATACGAAGAAGCCGAGATTGTGGCTGCCCGTGCCAGCAGCAGCATGATGGCGTTCGTGAAAACGCCGGATCAGGAGTTATTTGAGGATGGCACGTTTGATCAGGAGTCTGTCCTCGATTTCTCGCCCGGCAGCATCCGTCGATTGGCACCTGGTGAGGAGATGCAGTTCTTCACGCCCAATCGTCCTGACGATGCTTTTACTCCTTTCGTTCAGCAGATGCTGCGAGCTGTGGCTGCTGGGATTGGCTGTTCTTACACGCAGGTCAGCAGCGATTTCTCTCAAAGCAACTACAGCTCTTCACGACTGGAACTGCTCGAAACAAGAACGCATTACAAAACGCTCCAGCAATACCTGATTGAGTCGCTGTGCGAGGAAGTCTTTGAGAAGTGGCTTGAAATGGGTGTGATGGCAGGTGCGCTTGATCTGCCTGGTTACGATTCAAACCCTGAGCGATACGAAGAAGCCAAGTGGATTGCACCCGCCGCTCAGTTCGTTGACCCGCAGAAAGAAGCCGCTGCTTACAAGGAGCTGATCCGCTCCGGCATCATGACCCTGTCGCAGGTGATTGCACTGCACGGCGGCGATTTCGAGGATCAGATGCGTCAACGGCAGCACGAGCTTGCTGTGGCTGATGAGCTTGGCATCGTGCTTGATACCGATCCTTCTCAGGTGTCAAATAACGGTGTCAGTCAACCTGTTCCTACCCCCGCCACGGAACATCCTGTAGAACATGAGGAAGAACCTGAACTTGAGGACATCGACTGATGGCAAAGGTTGGCGAGAAAACTATTGATCTGACGCCTACGGAAGGCATGAAGGCTGAAGCTCGTCGTTATCGAGCATGGAAACAAGAAGGGCGCCCAGGTGGAACTAATGTTGCCGCTACCCGCGCCAGTCAAATTCTTAGTGGTGACGAGCTGAGTCCTGAGACTGTGATCACGATGGCGGCATGGTTTGCACGCCATGAAGTTGATAAACAGGGCAAAGGATTCCGCCCTGATAGTGATGACTATCCTTCTCCGGGTCGCGTAGCATGGGCGGCATGGGGTGGTGACTCCGGTCAGTCCTGGAGCAACATGAAATCCAAAGCCATCAAAAAAGCACGCGAACGCGCCATGGATGAAATCGTTGACGGTCGCCCGTATCCCAACGAGCACGCTGCTCGCCTGAAGGATCCCGGTCAGTACGACCGCATCCGCCGTGTCAACGATGAATTCGGCGCTGGCATCGATGCAATCTATGGCATCAAGGATGAAACTGCTGAACTGCAGGCCATTCGTTTTGATGCTGATCGTTTCACCCCTGCTGAAGCTCGCGAATGGCTGAGCGATCACGATTACGATCCAATGGAATTCGAAGAAGCCACTGGTGAGCGCAGTGAAGAGCGTGCCGCTCCTGATGCTTTGAAGGTTGGTGATTTTGTTGAGTGGGATTCCAGCGGCGGCACTGCACGCGGTAAGATCACTCGAATTGCCAGAGATGGCGTTATTGATGTGCCGGATTCTTCCTTTACGATTAATGCATCTGAAGAAGATCCCGCTGCGCTAATTCGCGTGTACCAAAAAGACGGCGAAGGTTATCAAGAGAGCGAGACCGTTGTTGGTCATAAGTTCTCTGAACTGCGCAAAATTGCGGCTCTTCGTTTCCTTGAAGGCGAAACGCTCAAGCGTTCTCTCGCCACTGAATTCCGCTCTGATGCCGAGGATCGGATGCTGGAATTCCCGTTCGCCAGCGAGAAACCGGTTGAGCGTTATTACGGGATGGAAGTCCTGAGCATGGATGAAAAGTCCATGGATCTCACCCGTCTGAATGACGGCGCCCCGCTCCTTTATCAGCATGATGCTGATCGCATTGTTGGTGTTGTTCAGAAGGCATATATCAAGAACAAGCGTGCCTATGCACGTGTAAAACTCGCGAATAACGAACTAGGTCGCGAGATGCAGGAGCTGATCAAGGATGGAATCATCCGTAACGTCAGCTTCGGCTACAAGATCAATGCAATGGAAGCCGATGAGTCCACTT